CAAATGCTCCGCCGCTTTAATATAATCCATTAATTATTTATTTAATGTACTTATAATAAAGAAGTCCTTTTGTTTGACCGTATCCAGCTTTCATCTTAGCTTTTTCACCAACTACTTTATCATCTTTAGTAATTAGTTCGCCCGCTTTTACATCTTGTGTTCTAGTGTCGTCTTGTACAGAAGGTTCACTAGGTTCAGCTTTATAGCTTTTAGATGAAGGGCTTGGATAATCATCATTGTCAAAATATCTTCTCATAACTATTCCTCTCTCGTTGTGGTTTTTACTGTTTTAACTAGTTCGTTAAAATTCTTTTCTACGTCTCTTTCGTTTTTCATTTCTAGTTCTTGAAGATCGACAGCTGTTTTAATTTCTGCTGCATCTCTGGATGCTTCTATTCTTTCAAGTTCTATTTGCGCAGTAATTCCTGCTTTTTGCATATCCATCTCAACCCTACGTTGTTCGCTTGCTTCTTTTTGCATTAACTCATCGCGTTCTTGTTGGAGTTGTTGTTGGAACATTTCACGTTGCGGATCTTGTTGTGCTCTCGCTTGTGCTTCTGCCATTGCTTGCGCTTGACCTGTAACTTGTTGCGTAGCTGTCGCTGCGGCTACTGCAATTTCGTTCATTAGTTCTGGAGGCATTGGCTGATCCAGAGGCGGTAGTGATTGACCTAGTGCTTGTTCAATTTGAATTCTATATAACATTGCTTGGTGTTCTTGTATATTTGCACCTATTGCTTGTAGCACACCAGGATTTTGTTGAGTCATTGGATTTTGTAAAAAAGAACTATGTGCTGCTATATATGCTTCGTGGTTTTGGAATTCAAAAGCTTTTATAGGATTTCCTGTTAATGAGGCTTGTTGTTCACTTATTGGGTCTCTAGGTGGTATTTCTTCTTCTTGAGGCAAAATAGAATCTATATCTTTAATATTTAAAGCAAGATACATTTTTCTATACGCTTCTCGTAAATTATGGATATCAGGAGCAGCTTGTGCCATTTGTAATTGTGTTTGTGCAAGAACTATCCTTTGAGTCATACTAAAAATATTAGGATCACTTACAGGTATTACATCTACTGATTTATCAAAATCTGTTGCAAATACGTTTTCCGAAGCGCCTTGTACTGAATACGGATACTCGGGGGGTAATGATTCGCTAAAAACTCTTTTAAGAATTTTAAACTCTTGACGCTGTGCGTAATGTAAACGTTTATGTATTGCAGACATAACTCGTTGACCTTTTTCTAATAAGGCAACAGTTGTTCCTACTGGGGCTTCTGAGTTCCCNTCNCTTGTNGGTTGTTCAATAGTTGCTGCAAATTGTTTACCTGAATCAATNAAAACACTTAACAAATTAGTTAATGTTGCACTTGGTTCTTTATACGGCAATGGNAGGAATGAATCAGCTAATCGACCTCCAGGAACGTCCACATCTCTCCATTCTCCAGGCTGAAGTGGGTCATCATGCTTTTGGATATTTAATCCACGTGATTTAAACCCTGCTGGTAGGTTTGATAACGTACCTGCGTCGATAAGTTGCCTTAATATCGCTGTTACTGATCTGGTCAACCCGCCCATCATGTGAATTAAGCCAAATCCATAAAATCCTAGTCCAGGCAAGAATTTAAAGTGGGTGAAGTGCTCTATTTTCTTGCGCATGGGGTCTTTCGGATCATAATTTGGACGGATCGCCAAAACTTCGTTGTTATCTTTACAAATTGTAACAATATACGGTAATGCTAGTCCTGTTTCTTCTCCCTGTGCATTTATATCTTCAAAACCTTCAATATCAAGGTCTACATGTACTTCTAACAATGTAAATTCTTCACTTTGCGCTGTTCTGGACAAACCTTCAAGTTCATCAAACTTATCATCAAGCGTTGTAGTCGATATTGAGGCTGGATCACTCATAGATGTTTCTCTATAAAACCCAGAAATCTGTAATTTACGCATTTCGTTTTCTGTCATGTACATAACGTGCGTAATTCTTGGTGCAGTAAGTAAATCTACTGCGTAATACGGAACAACTAAGTCTTCTGCCTTAATAAACCGCGATGTGGCTCGTCCTAATGACGGATCATAGTAAATTTTCTTAAATGCTGAACCTGATAACGGTAAATAAAACAATAATTGATCCATTTCAGGGTCAAATTCGTCCATTTTGTACGTTATTTGATAATTCATGAAGTTTTTAACACGATTTGCTTTTTCTAACTTAGCGTCGTTACTAACTCCTAGTATTTCTACGTCTACTGGTCCACCTGCAGGTAATAATTCTTTATAAGCTTGTGATTGAAACTGTGTAACAGCTTCTGAAAGTATTGGGTGATGAACTCCTGAAGCTCCTTCAAATGGTTCTGAACGATCTTCACCTCTAATCCCTAATAAATCTAAACCTTTACTAAAAGTATTAAACCAATCNTCTCGTGAATTTANATCTTCTTCGTAATTTTCAACTAACTCACTAGCAATTTGTTGTAATTGACGTTCGTCTAGCGCTTCTGCTATGTTTTCTCCGAACTGTAAATTAATTTGTTCTTCGGGATCAAATCCAATCGTAGCGGATCCGTCTTCTGCTAAATACACTTCCGTATTTTGAGAATCCATCATTTCAGGTTGTTCAATTTCTATTGCTAGGTCTTCTTCAGTTCCTGGAATTACTGAAAATGGTGATCTTTCTATTGCCATATATACAAACTCTACTACTTATTTCATTAATAATAAACCCTTTGCGTTCTTGGGTAATCGTACTCGTCTTCATAATCAGTGGAAAGACTTAAAAATCCACCTTCTCTAAACCGCGCTAATGCTAAAGTTGTAGCATCTACAAGGTCATCGTTTTCGCCTGCAGGGAAATCAGAAACTTCTTCCATAAGTTCTTCTCCCCACCTGTTTTCAGGAACCCAAATCCTTCCGTCTTGGAAAATTGGAGAAACTGCGTTAAGTCTTGCAATCTTATCTTGACCTTTTCCTGGACTAAAAGTGTTTACAGGAATACCTACTCTACGTAATTCTTGTACTAATGGGATACCACTAGCTTTAGCTTCAATAATTACTGTATCAGGTTCCCAATATTCATATAACCGTAAAGCTTCAGCTTTTAATTCAGGGAAATCAAAACGTTCTTTTATACAATCAATTAAAATTAAATGAGCTTCTCCACCTTTGTAATGTTCTTCCCCTATTTTACCTTCAGGGTAAAAAACACCCCACGTAGTTATTGCAGTAAAGTCAGCTCTTTCTGATTTTAAAAAAGCAGTATCGTAACTTTGGATAATATAATCGCACGAAGGTGGTTTATCTTGTTCCCAAATCTTAAACCAATCTTTCGGTATGATAGATATACCCTCACCTGTTGGTCTTTGCATATATTGCGAAGCCCATTTCGACGGACTAACAGAAGCTTTAATTGTATTAAGTTCTTCTAGCGACCAAAAATTAGACCATAATGATTTACCACTAGGTAGTATTGCAGGAAACTCAATTANTTTCCATTGGTCTGCNCCTTCGTCTTGTGACATTTTCTTNATTAGACGACCTGTTAAATCTTTTTTAGACCAACGNGTCATNACNATTACGATTGCGCCTCCAGGTTGTANCCTTTGACGTGGTCCCGACATAAACCATTCGTAAGCTTCGTCTAATGCTTTATCAGACATAGCGTCTTGTTCGGAATGCGGATCGTCAATAATAAATAAATCAGCACCCCTACCTGCTAATGCCCCTCCAATACCTGAAGCGTAGTATTCTCCACCTTGGCTTGTGAGCCATTTACCTGCAGAACGGCTATCTGATTTTAATTCTGTTTCAGGAAATAATTCTTTATATTCTTCCCCATCAATTAAATCACGAACTTTACGTCCAAAGTTAATTGCAAGGTCAGCGGTGTGTGTTGCTTCTATAATTTTTAATTTAGGATTTTTACCTAATAAATACGCAGGGAACAAATGGGATGCAAATTCAGACTTAGTATGTCTAGGCGGCATATTTATAATTAGCCTTTTTAATTTACCTGATGCTATATCATCAAAAGCCGCTGCCATTTTTTGATGATGGTCTCCGTTTATAAAATCTGTCCAAATTGATTGAACAAAATTCATAAAGGTACTAGTGGATTTTTCTTGAAACTCGCGTTTACTTAATTCTTCTAAAAGAACCGTAAATTCTTTTGCTTCTGATTTATTAAGGTAATCTAAATTAATTCCTTTTAAAAGTTCTAACTTTTTTCTTTTGTCTTCCGACATAGGTTATTTGCCTTTAAAAAGTTCTTCTAACCGTTGTAGTTCTTCAAGGTTTCTAGCATAGTCTTTTGAAGGTGCTTCGTTCGCCTTAATTAAAGATTGATCATATCTTGTTTTAGTTATTAAAAAATTACGACGTTTATTCATTCGTTCTAATTCTCGTCCTTGTGGCATGCTCGCAATACCTTCTTTAGGAGGCTGAGGTGGTTTCATCTGTGCTTGTTGCATTTTAATCATTGCTTGATCAGTTTCACTTACTCCCCCTGTATTTCTAGTTCCTGGTAGTGGAGCTTTTGGAGTAACTGCGGGTTGTTCTATGTTGATTGGTCCACGCGGTCCACGGTTCGTGGGTACTGGTGCTTTTGATGCGGGCATTGGTATTCTGCCTGCGACATCTGTACCAACTCTTGATCCTGAACTTCCTGGAAGTTTGCTACCCATGTTCCGTATCGATTGATTTACCATATCTCCACCAACAGCCCCGTACATTTTACTAACCACAGGTGTAGCGGCACGTGTTACAAAATTGCCTAACCACGCGGGTCCTGCATACGGTAATGTGGCAGCTGTACCTAGTCCTGCGAGTAGCATAGCGTCATCTTTAATTAAATCGGAAGTGTCTATCGCGTTGCGTTCGTATTGACGTTGTTGTTGATTGCCTCGCGCATATGACTCTCCAAAACCAGAGACTGATTCGGCGAGGTCTTGAAAAAGTTCTTCTATTCGTGATGCCATAGTAAAGTAGTTATTCTAATGAATGGTCTCCTTAACGATTATATTAATCCGAAAGCCATAGTGTTGTAAAGGTTATTCAAGTTCGTCCATTATTTTGATAATTCGATTTAATCCAGCTTTCGGGTTTTGTTTTTGCCTTGCCGCCGCTGCACGGATCGCGGGCATATTTGCNNNNAGNAATTCTAATGTATATTGGCTAACGTNACTAAGGTCAGTACCCCCTTTGCTTTGCGCAAAAAAGTCACTAATTAATTCATCTAAGTTTTGATTTACACGGGACGTGGACGATCCTCTACGTTTACCAACCTGTTCAAGTCCTTCACCCGAACCACGAGCCATGAGTGACGGTAAACCTGCAAAGGCTTCCGTTACTTGTTGCGGAACCATGGAGGCTAGTTTTGATGTACCTGCATTGAATGCTTGGGATAGGATTCCAACAGGAGCCTTAGGTGAGAATAATGAAACTTCTTGTAATCCAGGATCTTCTTCTGCTAATTGCAAAACTCTTGCAATTTCTTCTTCCATTATTTCTTGTTCAATCGCNCCAACACGTCCCCCGTCAGCTAATTGTAATTCTTCGAACTCACCCATTTCTGGAGTAAAGTTTTCCCCTCCTTCGATAGGGTCGCCGTATTCGTCTAAATCAAATGTAGTTGTTCTTTTACGCATGCCTTCAAGGTCAGCCGCAAAACGAGGATCTTTTTGTCGTTTTAAAAAAGCATAAGTTTCAGGATCGACGGTTGAACCTTTTTGATATAGGTCTTGTATTATGTCAGAAAGAACTTGGTAATCGTCGTCTACTTTGTCGTATTCTTTTTCTACGTCAATTTCTGTTAAACGGTTGATCTTCATAAGTAAAGTGGTTAAATGGATAACAAGTTTGTCATAATATAACTCGGAAAAATTTTTTCGCAAAATATTTTTATTTGAAAAATATACACAACTCTGAGGCTAAGACTAGGTGTGGGCGGGTGGGACCCGCGTAGCGCAAAAAAGGGGGGTTACCCCTTTACTTATAGGGCTTTGTATATACGTTTAGTAGAGAGCGTTTATGTGCTTTATAGGGTATGTTTAAGGGTAAGGGTTAGTTAATTAAATAGCGCGCATAAAAAAAGGTAGCCGATAGACTACCTTTTTATAGAGAGGTTAGACTATTTAATACTCATGTATTTAGCGTAGTCTTCATTAGTTAGAGAGCCTTTTCTTGCTGTCTGTTTCTCTGTGAATAGTTGCTTACTATCACCAGTTACATAATGAACCCAAAATGAGCCTTGCCCTGTTTTACCTACTATACCTTGACTATACTTGCCGCCGTTAATATCTAGGTATTCTGACTCATTCCAAGCTTTGTCTAATTCTTCAATAGTACATTCACCGCTAAACTGATTCCATACTATATCTACTAAAGCCAGTCTAAGCTGTGAAGGAAAGGTATCCGCTACATCTAAGAAGTTATCTTCTAAATATATATAAGCCTTACGATTAATATTGCCGCCTTTAGAACTGGTAGTTGAGCCTTTAGGTAGGTTTCTTTTTGTAGCTGATTTAGTGTTTGCTTTCACTTCGTTATTATTTTTCATAATTATCTTTATTAGTTATATGGTCTTATGTCTGTGCCATGTGTGTAATTATATATACTTTAGTTAGTTATGCAATACCTTAGGCTAAAATAAATTAATTAATTATATGTTAGTTAATTATATATATTCCGTCTTTTTTCCGTGGCTCGTGGTTCGTGTCCCGTGGCTCGGTCGCGGAGCGCCCGACGGAGCGAGGCATAGAGTGATAGACCGATAGACCGATTGATAGAGTAGAGCGATAGAGTGAGGGTAAGGGTGAGGGAATGAATCGCGGAGCGATTGATAGAGTAGAGTGATAGAGCGATAGAGTAGAGTAGATTACGATTGAGAGAACTCACCCTCGATCACGTTTGACTCGGTCGCTCGTTTCTTGATCAACTCTTCGAGTCGAGTGAGTATGTCGTCTTTGGACATCAGATCGATCTTCGCGGTCAGGATCTCTCGTCTATCGATGTAGAGTCCGCCAGCTTTGCCTCGATGAACCTCGGCTGTGATTGCCGCGGATATCTGACCTTGGTCCTTTGCCTCTTCCCGTAGATCGTGGAGCGTGGACAGGTGGCTCTCTAGGGAAACTGCATCCCTCTCCGCAAGTGACATTTCCAACTCAATGAGATAGTTTCGTACAACTGGGTTATGATTGAGTAGAACACTGCCTTGTGTCTTAGCACCCTTGCGATCCTTCGTATAGCCTGCTTTCATCGCAGCATCAGTCGCTGTTAACCCTTTGACGTACTCTCTACAAAACTTCTTTTGTTTAGAGTTTATGGGTTGCCAATTCTTACCGCTTTCGTCGATGAGTGAGTTACCGTCTTCTGACGGTACAAGTGGAGTGTAGGTCAACTGTTTCATTCTTATCTCCAGAGTTTCTAATAGAGTTATTAGAATAATAATAGAAAATTAATAAATAAAATAGTTTTCTCGTGCCCTCTCCTTCTCTTACCTGTTTGTTTCTAATAGTTTAATAGAATTCTATTACTTCCTTCGTTTCACACTATCCACTGTCCACGAGACTCTTAACGTGATTCTATTAGTTTATTACTTCTATTAGTAGTTCTCGAGAAGTTTTTTCAAAAACTTTTTTATTTTCTAAAACTACTAATAGGACTTTTCTAATAGCTCTCTCCTTTAATAATAAAAGTCTACACCCAATTCGTAACAACTCACACCATTCCAAAGATGTTCAAGGACTTCATTAACAGAGATAAACTCAGAGTAATTTACCCAACTTTCATGCATCCAACGAACTACGACATCTTGATCACCATCTTGATTAGACTCCCAAAGGATTACAGCATGAGTGACTTCTGAACGCATAGGATTAACTAACGAGTAGTTATTTTCATTATAAAACGATTCAGGAAAGTAATTACGAGTTTTAGTAGATTTAGGAGCAAACTTTTTAAGAGTTTGATAAAGCCCCCTATTAGCGCCAGTAATATTAGCAGTAGGTATAAACAAAGCATTACGACCATAAGTTTCTTGATGACTCAAAGCTATAAACAAAGGACCATCACGAAACTTAACAGGGATATTATCAAAACAATCAGCCCCACCTGTTTCATAATAGGACTCAGTTTTTTGATAAGAATTACTATACAACTCCGACGGATTGAACTCGAGTTCAGCACTAGATAGGTCAGGGTAAAACAAATCCATAGCATTAAACGACTTCGACTCGTAACAAACCATCCAGTAATTAAAGAACTCATTACGTTTATTAGCAGCGTCTACCAATTCTTTAGTAGTCGCTATCTTTTCTTTCAGCTCTTTGATTATTTTATTATTAATATTTTCCATTTCTTTCTTCCTTTCTTAGTTAAAATCCTAGCGTATAGCTAGGGGTATATTATACCTTAGAATTTACACGCGATTAAAAGCAGTAAAACGACTATCGCCTATAAAAAAGCCCGCGTTAACGGGCTCTTTGATTCGCGGTACTCTATTCATCTTCTTCTAATATTTTATCTAATCGCATTACTAAACACACATGCATCGGTGATATGTGTCCGTCGTAACAAATAGAATAGTTCACTACATAAGTATACTCGTCGTCAACAAAAACCACTGTTTGTAATGCGTCTTGCCAGACAGGGAAACTCTTATCTTTTACCGAAAGTGATTTATTNATANATTCCTTATCGTCCCAAAAGGGTGANCTCGGGTGAAACTCTTCCGTTAAATAAGCCACTGAATGATAGGGATCTATTCGTTTAAATAAGCTTTCGTAATATTCTTTTTCCATTTCTTTCTCCTTTCTATCCACAAGTGTAACTATTTTCCCATTCTTCACGAGTCACCGTATGCTTTTGTTTGTCATGTCTTGTAATCTGAGCTAGATGACCTGCATGTGGATCGCCTGACTCTACGGTTAATATGTTATAGATGTAATCTGCGTCTTCGTAAAGTATTGAATACGCTCTAGAAGTGTACGCATCTTTCGGGTGTATCGACATCGTATCGTGTAATGTTAATCCATTAACTCCGAAGGGAATCGATGGATGACCTACTTCTGCTAGGTCGTCTAATAAACAAGATCCATCTTCTGATAGTGGGATCACTGAGTGCCATTCATCAACTCGATGTTTATCGAGTTCTTTTTGTATACTTTCGTATGTTTCCATTTCTTTCTCTCTTTCTTAGTTATCGCGCAAAACTCTTTTTACGCGTATAGTTATTATATAGGGGGAGCAAAGTAGAAAAAAGCAGCCGCCGAGCAAAACATTATCGTT